TTTTAACAAATATTATTGAAAATAGTTTTCAAGATTTAGAATCTAAAATGGAGGCGAAAGTTGGAACTATTAACACGTAAAAAGTTTTCTTACATCATAGAAAACACAGTTCAAAGAGAAAGTATAACTTACATTGAAGCAATTATTGATTATTGTGATGAATATGAAATACCATATGAATCAGCAAAAGATTTGATCACTAAGGCATTAAAAGATAAGATAGAAGCGGATGCTTCAAATTTTAATTATCTGGAGAGAGTTTCAAAGTTACCAATATAATGGATGGGTTTGATACATACAAAACTTACTTAGCATTGAAAACACATTTTAATTCACAGAGTTATGATTATAGAAAATACAATGGTAAGACAGGTGCAAAGTTAGAATCATTCATAAAAAGAAAAGATAGATTTTATTTTAGTAGAATATCAAACAAATACAAAGAAGAAGTTGAAAACTATTTCATTGCAAACTTTTTAGAAGAACCGAAAGGATGGGTAGGAAACTTCAATGAAAATAATTACAAGGAATGGAAAAAAAGAAATGAAAGTTTATCATATGTTATTGAGCAAGACATTAAATCTTTATGTAAGAGCGCAGGAGATTTTGATGAATTATTTATTCCCATTGACGGTCAGCATCCAATCATTATAAAAGAATATATTTCAAAAAGAGTTTCACACGAAACAATGGCAACTTTGGATTCGATTTTAAATTACACAAAAATTTTAAATGAAAAGGTAAATGATGTGGTAGTTTATCCGAAGTATGAAAATGTTATAAAGAAATATAAGAGTTTGATTAGTACAAATTTAGTAGAACAGAAAATAAAAATTTTAAAAATTGTAAAGGATTATTATGAAAGTTGATTATGTAAATCATATGGGTGACGATTTGACAGTTGTAAATTCTGCAAGAGTTTCATTCAATAAAGAATCAAAATGGGAGACAGAAGTTGTTACTGAGTCAATCGAAGAAGATTATGTAACAACTCATAATGAAAAAAGACTCTCTGAAAAAGACAATAAACTAATTGGTTATCTTGCAAAACATGGTCATTGGACACCGTTTGCTCATTGCTTTTTACAGATTCGTGTAAAGGCACCGATATTTGTAGCAAGACAATTAGTCAAACATCAAATAGGTTTAGTATGGAATGAAATATCACGACGTTACGTTGACACTGAACCTGAGTTTTTTCTACCTGAAAAGTGGCGAGCAAAACCAAAAGACAGTCGCAAACAAGGTTCAGATGAAAATGAAGAGATAAAGTACATTGGTGATGTATTAACAGACGCTTTACATAATGATGTTGTAAATATATCAAAAGATTATTATAATCAAATGATAGAAGCAGGCGTTGCACCAGAGCAAGCACGAATGATTTTACCACAGTCTGCTTATACTGAATGGTACTGGTCAGGTTCTTTACCGGCATTTGCCAGAGTTTGTAATTTGAGATTGAAACCAGATTCACAGTTAGAATCGAGAATGGTTGCAGAACAGATAGATAATATTGCAAAACAATATTTTCCTGTAAGTTGGTCGGAGTTAAGAAAATGAAAGAACAATTTAGACTTGAATATAGTTGCGATGAAGAAAATCAAAAGAAGTTGTTGCTTGATTTTACAGTTGATCATGTAGAAGACGTTTCGTTATCAAGAATCAGTGATGAATTGTTATTGTTTTTACACGCATGCGGTTATACTAAAATAAAAGGAATAGAGTTTACATTGGATGAATAGATGGTTTTGTATCGGTAACGGTGAGTCAAGAAAACCTTTGAATCTTGATTCGCTCAGAGAATATGGTAAGTTAATTGGTTGCAATGCTTTGTATAGACATTTTACACCAGACGTTTTGATTTCAGTTGACCATGAAATTTCACATGAAGTTTATAGAAGCGGTTACTGTAAAGAAAATATTGCTTATCTTAGAGACTGGAATCGTATACCCGAACAATCGTATGAACTATTGACAGATTTGAATTTGATTTCAGATACAAATCAAAAGAATTATATTGATGAAAATGAAAAGGGTGACGGAACAGAATTTGTAATGCATGGTATCAATATAGATCAAATGAAAAAATTGAGAAGTGAAGTTATTGAAAATAATCCTGATTTACCAAAACAAGATTTAGACTTGATGTTTACAAGAGGTGGATTATGGATAACATGGTTAGAAGAAAATGACAAAGCAAGTTCTACAATTGATGCCATTGGTGGCGGTGACTATGGTTTTTCATCTGGACCACTTTCAAGTTTGATTGCTACTTATAAATACAAAGCAGATGAAATATATTTCATTGGACATGATTTACATTCAGAAGATGAATACGTAAATAATATTTACAAAAATACAAACTGTTATCTTGTTGATAAAGCAACAGCAGTTTATTGTGGTAACTGGATTCAACAACACAAATTAGTTTTTGATAAGTTTCCGCAAACACAATTCTACAAGGTCAATCCAAATACTGATAGTAAAATATCACAACCGATTGAAGAGTGGAGTGAGTGCTCAAACGTACATTATACAAATTATAATGATTTCAATAAAAAATTTAAGAATATAGTATATGATGAATAAAGTGGACAAGAAAGTTAATACAAGGAAAATACAATGACAATACAATCACTAAGAAAAGAAAACACATTAGAAAAACTTCTACAACAAGTAGAAAAAGATACAGGTACACAACAAGAGAAGAAGAGTTACGGAGACGAAAGACTTTGGAAACCAGAGGTTGACAAATCAGGAAACGGTTATGCGATTCTCCGATTTTTACCACAACCAGAAGGTGACGATTTACCGTGGGCGAAAGTTTGGAATCACGCATTTCAAGGACCAACTGGTAAATGGTTGATTGAGACATGCCCAACAACTTCTGGTGGTAAATGTCCAGTTTGCGAAGAAAACTCAAAACTTTGGAATTCAGGTATTGAGTCTGACAAAAATATTGCGAGAGATAGAAAAAGAAAACTATCTTATTACAGTAATATTTTAGTTGTTTCAGATTCAAAGCATCCTGAAAACGAAGGTAAAGTTTTTCTTTATAAGTATGGTAAGAAAATCTTTGATAAGATCATGGCGGCAATGCAACCAGAGTTTGAAGATGAATCACCAATTAACCCATTTGATTTATGGGAAGGTGCAAACTTCAAACTAAAGATTCGCAAAGTTGACGGATACTGGAATTATGACAAATCAGAGTTTGAGTTATCTACTGCAATCGGAAAATCTGACGATGAAAGGGAAAAACTTTGGAAGTCTGAACATTCTCTAAAAGAGTTTACAAGTAAGGATAATATAAAGTCTTACGAAGAACTTCAACAAAGATTTTTAGAGACGGTTTCCGGTATTGCACAAGCACCGAAAACTGTGAATGAGGATGTTGAAGAAACGCCTACAATGAAAGTTGCATCGGCACCAAAAATGCAATCAGTTGACTCTGTGCAATTAGATGAAAACGAAGACGATGACGCAATGTCATATTTCGCAAAGTTAGCACAAGAAGACTAATCTCTGTAACCCTGCCGCAAAGGCAGGGTTTTTTTTATCCTGTGAAAGCAGTGTATAATTCGCTAAATGGTCGAGCAACTGTATTGCTCATGTTTGAAACATTTGAACTGCTGTTATTATTTACGATATTGTTTATGATAGGTGCACCGCCCATAGCACCACTTGATCCTGTTCTATCTAAGGCAGAAACTCTACCACCGTTTGCAATTGCCGCTTGCACATCTTGTCTTGAAACTACATACTCACCTGATTGTAATATAGCAGGAACATCTTGAACGAAACCACCTTGGTGTCTGTTAATCTCCTCTATTTCTGCTTTTGACCTTGTGATCACTTGTTTTTCTTGGGGTTTACCTTTCGCAAAATTTACCACATCCTGAATGTAACTCATGAATCGATTTTTTAATGATTCATACTTTTCTTTCAACTCAGAGGCAAATATATCAATTCCTATGTTTGATAATTTACTAGCAATATCAGAAAAGAATTGTTTCAATGTATCTATCATGATATCAAACCAAGATCCTTTTGGTGCGTCCGAATTTGCTCCAGAAAACCAATTCTTAACTGCTTTCCACATTCCACTATACAAATCAGAGAATGAGAATTCGTCTAATTTCTTTTCAACTTCTTCAAAACCAAACACGCCTGCTAACCATGCACCTATATCAACTATCCATCCGAAAACACCATCAACAATACCACCGAAAGTAGCAACTATGATATCACCTATGCTACCACCTTCTTCAAACTTTTCCATACCTGCTGTAAATCCACCAATCAAACCTTCAATTGCCATAATAACTTGACCAAGGATCGGGACTGCTTTTAGACCTTTATTAGCAATATTTTTAAAAATATCAAATGCTGGACTTCTGAAAAATTTCATTATCCCACCACTTTTACCAGAACTTTTAAAAAAGTCTCCTATCTTAGAAAGAAACCCACCTTTGCCAAACGGATTTATTTTACCAAAAAAGTTTTTTACTTTTGTACCAATCCCTGAGAAAAAACCTTTTGGGTCTGCTTTGAGATTTTTGAAACCGTCTCCAATTCTTTTGAAATAATCTTTACTTTTTGAACGAATTATATCAAAACCTTCTTTCACACTTTCCTTTGTAAATACACCTGCAATAGTTTTTCCTACCCCTTTAAGGGCAGTGGTGAACCCTGATAGTGCAAGTTTACCAAGACCTATAAAAAAGAAACTTAGAATTTTACCTGCTAATAATTTAACAAGAGCAATTGCCATAAAAGGCATAAGAGCAATAAAAACATTTTTGAACAATTCACCAAGTAATGGTATTGTTTCTTTGAGTCTGTCTTCAAGAGGTTTTTTTTCATCACCCCATATTTTTGTTAAGTCACCAAAAAAGTTAATTATGCCTAGAATACTTTCCAACCATCTACCACCTACTCCAGTGCTTAGAAAAAATTTAAAAAACTTTAATTTTATGAATAATCCTAAAACAGTGAACAAAGCACCAAAATTGTCTTTGAGTTTTTGTATTGGTTTTGTGACTGAAGCAAAAACTTCTCTACCTTTTTTTTCTTCTATTTCTCTTTCTTTGTCACGTAAATCTTTTTTCTTCAAACGTGCTAAATCATCTTGTGATAACTTTTCACCAGCATCTTGTCGTTTTTTTAGTTGTCTGTACGTAAAATCACTAATTGCCTTTTCATTTTTTATTCTTCTTTGTGCACGTAGTTCTTCTGCTTTTTTGTCCCTTTCATCTGCTTTTTCGAGAAATGCAATTTGTCTTCTATCAAGTTCTTCTCCTTGTTTTGCTCTTTTTCGCAATTCTTTTGCTTGTTTTGCATTTAATTTTTGTGATTCTGCAAGAATTACCTTACCAGAACTTGCAATGGCGTTTTCTATACCGCCTTGCATAGTTTTAAAAAATTGTTGTAATTGCTTTTCGTCCACAGGGTTATCCTAGTTCTTTTTATTATTCATGTATGCAGAGAATCCCATATAAGCACCCACAACGGATGCTTGACCAATATAGAATAATCCAAGTAAATCTGCCAAAGCAGACACCCTTGAATCTTCAACTATGGGTAAAAATAAAAATAAAGTAAAAAATAACATAGAACCCATTGCAGTCCATGCCATTCTTCTTTGTGCATCAAGTTTTTCTTCCACTATTTCAAGTTCCTTATCATTAACAACGCCATCACCATCTAAATCGTAAGATGTGTTATCTTGCATTAATTTTCCTTTCTTCCGCTTTTATTCTTTCATTTTCTTCTTTTATGTACTCGTTTAATCTATTTATGAGAATTTCCCTTTCCCAAGGAAACATATTTTCAATATAACTTGATTCAAATTTGTGAACATGAATTAAGTGAAAGTTACTTTCAATATATGATTCTAAACTTTCTTGGGAAAGGATTATTCTAAAAAACTTTGTAAACCTTCTAATACAATTTTATTTTTCTTTTTA